CGCAATCATCAAGGAATCGGACGTAATGAACCTCGTCTTCAGCGACATAAGCCCGGGCGGCCTCTGTCCTCTCAGCGAGTTCCTTATTGTCGATTGCGAGTTGGACAGCCATTAGGGGAGCTTCTCCTTTGTAAACCCCGAGTTGGAATTTCCTACTCCCGCAAGGGTTTCCACCAAGTCTGCCATCATTTGCCCCCGATAGGTTCTTTTGTGAGTCCAGAGTTATCGACGTTCTGGTAGTACGGGTTGTCCTTGTTCGCCGCCTTTTCCCGGGCCTCATAGGCTGCCTGGGCAGCGTTCGGGTTCGGCTGGGCGGCTTGGGGAGGCGGGGCCCCTGGCTGATTGGGAGTCAAGGCGGTGTTGATCTTCTTGACGAAGTTCGGGGTCACCGCGTCCACGACCGCTTCTCTGGCGCTGTCAATGATTCCCATAGCTTAGAACCTCATCTTTTTGACGGGTTTGCCGACGTTCTTTATCTTGAGGGCAGGGCGCCCGGGGCCGGGGCCGCCGACGTTCACGGCCTTGGGGGCTTCATGTCCCCAGGGCATAGCCTTACCACCCACAACGTCCTGCGCTTTCTCTTTAGAGCCAGAAGGTCGGGGGACAGTCCCGGGGGGCGGGGCCACCTTCTGGGGCAGGCCAGCCGGAATCGGGCCGGCGAAGTCGCCCATTTTACCCGGAGGCATGGACTTCGCAATCTGGGCGGAAGGTGTCCCAGGCCTCGGGGCGACGTCCCCTTTCTGGATAGCGTTCGCCAGATTCATGGCGACACCCTGGTTTTTGCTAACGATTGGCATGGTCGTTCTCCCTAAATTGATGGAGGTCATGGCCTGGAATCGAACCGGCAACCCCCTGCTTACAAGGCAGGCGCTCTACCATTTGAGCTACATGACCCTGGCTGGTAGCGGGTGTCGACCCGATGTTCCAGCCGGGGAACCCCACAAGGATCAAAATCGCTGTCCACAAGGCTTTCATGCTCTTTGCTCCTTGTTCCCCCAGATACGATCCCAGCCGTCACGGTAGGCGTCGGTTGAGTGTACGGGAATGGTTTCCCCCGTGGGGCATGGGGGAGCGTCGTTGTGGCCCCCAGGGGGCCGGTATTCCTCATTGGTTAGGACGTTTTTGTAGCCCTCACTCGGGCGGCAATGCTTCCCGTTGCTGAATAAAACCGGCATCCAGCCTCTATGACCGCTGGTGGGAAGCCCGAAACTGGTGCCCCGGCCGTAAGGCCCGGCGGCCCGGGAAGTCTTCTCCGTCACGAATTTGACCCTCCTACCGCATAAGATTGAGCCCTTCTCTTGGTTTTCAGGGCTCCGGCCCGATAAGCTGCTATGTCTTTTCTCCGGGAAGACGGCCGCAGCACAGCGCAGCCGTTGGCGAACGCATCCCCCACATGGGAGGCGGAGTCCTTCTTGGGTTTCTCCCGGCTCCGGTTCCCGGAATTGTCCACGGGATAGTGCCAGGCGCCATTAAGAGCCCGATCCAGCAGCCGGGCTCCGCCAGGATCTAGCTGCACCGACGGGAGGCCCTGAATCAGACCATGGGTTTCAAACATATCGTCCAGGCCTTGCTTGACCATCTTCCAGGTGGACGGGCCCGGCTCGAATCGCGTTTGGAAGGCCCTCTGGATGACCATCTTGGCGCTTTCTTCCACGTTGCTTTGATCCCGGAGGGTCATGGTGAAGTCGCCAATATCCCGCCAGCTTCTGGCCTTGTCCTTCCACCTGGGGGAATTCAAGAGGGGCTTTACCTGGGTGCTGATGAGGGTGCGCACGTCGGAATTGCCTTCGATCAGGCAGACGTTGTAGACGATGAGGCGGCCAATCGTGGTGATTTGCCCTAAGACGCAGGCTGGGGAGCCCCAGGAGTCCCAGAGGCGTACCGATTCCAGGCCCAGGACGGGCTCCGCCGGGAAAGGCAGTAGGTGAATGTCCCGCTTGTAGTAGGGAGTGACCTTCTCCCCCTGGTAGATGACGGCGAATTCGCCCTTGACGTACCGGGCATATTCCGCCGGGGAGTTCTGGTACATCTTCATGGCCGCCTGGCGGGATTCCTGCTTCAGATTCCTGTTCTCGCCATAAGGAACGTGCCATACTTGCTTTTGGATCAAGGGGAATTCGGGGTCGTAGTCAGGCTCAAGGATGAATTCTCGGAACGTCCAATGCGCCTCGTCGGCGGGGTTCATGTCCACCAGCAGCCTACCAGGTGTTCCTGTGTGCCGGACGGCCCGGATCACGGCGTTTCGGTAAACGTCCACGGAGAGGCCGGCGTTGCATTTATCGGCAATCGGGGCCGGCTCATTCAGCCAGATCAGGGTGTAGGCGGATGAGCCCTGCAGCTTGCCCAGGCTCGCCGGATCGTCGATGCCGAACAGATCCACTTCGATCCGGGGATTGCTGAAGATGGTGAGTTCCTTGTAGTCGTTCTTGAAGCGGTAGGCTTGAGGGGCGTCTTTGAAAAACTCCTGAATTGACGGGACGATGGAGAGCTTGATGTTTTCCAGGGTATCCCGGACTATGGCACATCTTATTGGGACGCCACACCTTTTTGCGTGTCCGATCATGGCGCCGATGCAGCCGAATGTCTTCCCCTCCCCCAGGGGGGCAATAAGAATGGTGATAACCTTCGTCGAATTGATGAAGTCTTTTATGGTGGGGGAGAAGTCGAAGTCGAGAGCCTGGTTCATACTTCGGGCGATAGCCTGTTTTTAGAATAAAATCAACATTAATTTTCGGCTTGACATTTACAGAACTATAAGAAATAATGGCTTAATTTTATCTTTAAGGGGTGTTTTCTTATGGCAGAAAAAAAATGTGCAGAGAAGGATTTAACCACCACGAGAAGCGTTGTCAATCAAAACGGCTCTCTTTACGTTTCGCTACCAAAAAAATTTACGATGCGGCATGAGATTAAAGCCGGAGATTTTGTGTCAATGGTTTGGGGTTCGACTCTGCGGGTTATCCCAAGGGATAAATAAGCCTATGCAAGAAGAATGGAGGATAATTCCTGGTTTTAGTGACTATGAAGCAAGTAGTCACGGCAGGATTCGTGCTATAAAAACCAACAAAATACTAAATCCTTACAAATCAAAGGCAGGGTATCTCGAAACAAATTTATCTGTCAACAAAAAACCTGTGCAAACAAGAGTTCACAGGCTAATTGCCTTAGCTTTTATTGGCGAATGTCCGATTGGATTTTGTGTTCATCATAGAGATAAGAACAAATCAAATAATTATTATAAAAATCTTTTGTATGTTGACCGCAAAAAACATCTTGCTGATTACCATAAATTGTTATCTGATGATGAAATAGAAGAAATGCGCCATTTATATTTGAATCACGTTTCAAGTGTAGCAGAGTTAGCAAAAGTTCTTGATATAGAACAGAGTATGGTTTACAGATATGCGGGGGATTTAGTAGAAAAATACGAATCATATTCAGATTAGCCCACGGACGGGACGAAAAATAACAAAGCAAAGTGGTTGAGGCAGGCCGTGGCTAAAAAACTTTACATTGGATGCTGCGGCAGACAGCGAAAACGCAAGAGTCAAAAAATATTTTACAGTTGCAGATGATGGTCTTGTTCAAGATTGGCGCAACGGTTGTTATGCTAATTCCAGCCCGTACCAACACGAATTGGTTTCACGATCTCTGTCTTCAATATGGAGAGGTCAGATTCGTTCGTGGCCGCCCGAAATTCAAAGGCTGTTTACAATCCGGCCATCAACCAACCCCCTATCCTTTGCCAGCCACTCCGGCATGGTAACTTCATCGACGAACGGATCCGTATGCTCCACGGCGATGAGCTTCTTCGGCAGGAGAACCGTGTCGTAAGCCTGCTGCCGGCCTTCCCACAGAAAAACTACGGCCCCGCCTCCGGGGGTGTCCCGCAGCACCCAACCTTTCACTTTGACCATTATTAACCCCAGGGGTTAAGGGTTCCAGCGGGACGATATCACGCTGGAACCCTTATGGTTTTAGACCTTCAAGCCCGGCATGGCCGGCACAACGGCGATCCGGGGTTTATCCTTCTTCAACTGCTGGCGCACGACCTGGGCCAGCGTTTGGAGTCCGGCCCCGCACAACTCCATCGCCAAGGGAATATCCACGTTCTGAGTGGTAATGTCCAGAACGGGGAACTGGACGGCGATCCGGCCGTCTTTCGTCTTGATGACCGCAAATTGGGTCTGGACGTCTTCCCCCTTGATCGGCGTGGTATCGGGCTGAAGTTCCGCCGTCATTTCCGGCATGGGGACTTCGGGCTTGTTGTTGTTGTCGCTCATTACTCCCCCCTCGCTATGGCAGCGTTGGCTTCCGTAATTCTCCGGCAATGGGATAAAAAATCTTCAACCGAATGGCTGTTTTTGGCCTGGTTGCACCAAGTTTCTGCGATGGCAGCCTCGATCATGTCCCTTCCTGGCTCTCGTAGGGGAGTTTTCTCTCGAAGGGGTGATTCCCCTTGATGTTGTCCATGAAAAAGCGTCCCACGGAAGGCGCAGACCGGAAATCGTCCCAAATCTGTTCAGAAACCCCGGAATAGACGTACTTTTCACCCTTTTTGAACTCCACGGTTAGCTTCAGGGTGTCCGGGTCGTAGTCAATGGCTTCGATGAGGCTCGATTTTACTGGAATCACGTTAGAAAACCCCCTTTAGTAGAGATAATTGCCCCTTTTGGGGCTTTTCTTCCCAATGTTTTCTTGGTTCCGGCGCCTTTTTTAGGGAATTATATACTTGACTCCCTTTATCCAAAATTCAATACTCCTTGCCTGAGCCGTTTAACGGCCAAACTGCACCACGCCTCTTCCATTTCAATTCCAATATATCGCCTTCCACTTTTCCGAGCCGCTTCAATGGTACTGCCGCCGCCCATGAACGGGTCCAGGACTATTTCTCCAGGTAAGGAATGAAGTTCTATAAAATGTGCTGCAAGTTGGGGCGGTTTCGCCGTCGGGTGTTCGTTTGCTCTGGGAATGATCTTTTTGATCCCCTGTCGAGGCCTTATGATATTTTCAATCCGATCTGATTCATCGTACCACTTACATTTCTGTCCTCTGTGACCAACCAATACCGTTTCATAAGAGCGCCGGTAATGCCAACCCATCCCCATCGGCCCTTTATCCCAAATAATCATTTGCTTGAAGGTCAGGTGTTTATCCATCTTCAAGCTCCACCGGGCAAACATCGGATCGGGGCCGCCGCCGCCGCCGCAGCAGCAGCAGCAGCCCTCTTCCTTTAGCAGTCGCGGTGCCTGTTCCATTAAAAACCCATAAAGTTCTTCCGCTTCGGGTCCATCATTACAAATTGGCCGTGCATTTCCAGCCGGGCCTTTTCCTAAAGCCTTCTCCCAATTTGCGATTAAATCCCTGTTGTTGTTGTTGTTGTGTCCGTAGGGAGGGTCGGTAAAAATCATGTCTATCGAGTTGATAGGTAATAAGGGTAAAATATTTTCCATTTTGGCCAGATAGATTAACCCTGCATCTTCCTGGTGGAAAGGTTTAATGCCGGGGATGAGATAGTCGTTAGGCCAGTTCATTTTTTACCTCTCCACGGGCTGCATTGACCAAATCGTGCAATTCTCTCATGGGATGCAAGGCGTCGGCCTTGATAATATGGTTTTGCAGCCTGAATTTTGTCGGTTTGGGGCAACAATCACATTGTTCCGCCGGCCTGATCTTCAGTAATTCCTTGGCCCAGGCCCAGCCGATCAACTCTGTGCATTTTTCGTTTTCATATCTGCACAGAATATAAACTTTCGATTTTACCCGGCCCCTCTCTACCAGCAAATGTCCGGGCGTCGGGGATCCTTTGGCATCACATTTGCCGACTCCCGGCAAAATGCAGTCCCAGCCGGGCCATTTGTCAGGGTAATAAGTTTCATCTACCTCTACGCCGAACTGGTGTCCAACCTCTCGCTCACATCGGACGCCGATAACGTCGTAATCTGGGTTAAAAGCTCGATAATCCTGATATTTTTTGCGAAGATAGTCGCCGTCGCTCATAGGGGCCCCGGCTTCAAATCGCCTTTCAGGTACAGAGGGTGCCGCGGCTGGCCCACCTGGTTCAGCATATCCGGGTTCATTTTACTCCTTCCAGTCGATTTTGCGGTTGAACTTCCCGGCCGGCGCCAGGGGAGCCGCTGATTTCTTTGGGGGCACAAGTTCCCAGGCGTTGCTCACGGCATAGGCTTGGGTGCGTCCCTCTTGTCGGCCGCGGCGAATATCTATTTCCTTTTGCTCCCGTGCCTGGGCCTCCCTCTGGGCCTGGATCGCCTTGGTCTGCATATCGCTTTCCCAAGATTTCTTGGCCCTGTTCCTGCCCCGCTCCGCCTGGCGCCGCATATCCTCCATGGCCTCAAGTTCGCGGCCAAGATTCAGAATATTGATGGAAGCCGATCTATCGTCAGCGAGAGGGCGTGAGCGCACGTCCACGGGCATCCCGTTGTCATAGATTTCGGACATGGATCGGCCA